AATCGAAGAGGTAAGCCTCCTCCTTTTGGTAACCCTCGATACTGCCCAGCGATTGGTACCACCGGAATTCCTCCCACCCCTCCTCGAAGAGTTTCAAAGGGTTTGGAAGGTCGGTACACTTCGAATTCAGCAGCATGCGATGGCCCGCTACCTCATGCGTGCTCAGCTGCTAGAAGAGGGAGTCGAGAGTTCTGCTCTCCTGCCTTCGAACGAGTTGACCGAACCGCTGTACCAAGAGGCCGAGCCAATCGTACGTCAATTGGTAGAAGAGAACCAGCTGTGGAAAGAATCCCGGCCACCTCTCAACCCAGAAGATCCAGACGATGTAGATTCGGATGGTATTGAGATGTTAGACAATGTCGTCTATTCAACCAACTCATCCAAGCCCGACCCCTCTTCTTCACTGTCGGACACTCCTGAGGCCAAGAATGGGCCCGAAGCTAGTAACGGTCACAAGCCATGTGATCCTTCACTAGTGATCGTCGATGGGGGTGACCAGTAATGCTCCTTCAAGGCATACTTGGTCGCGATACACCTTCGGCCTTGGACATCGCCTTGGAACGGGCCAGGGCTCGGGCAGAAGAGATCCTTATCGAACAGTCTTCGGGAATCGAGGGTATTGCTGAGGTTGGGCATCTTGCTCACTACCAGCATGATCCCATCCGCTTCGGTGAAGAAATACTGGGGAACAAGTATTCGAATGACATCAAAGAGATGATGATCAGTGTTCGAGACGAACGTGTAACAATTGCCCAGTCAGCCAACGGTGTGGGCAAGACGTTTTCGGCCGCTGACATTGCACTTTGGTGGTACTGCTGTTTCCCAGGAGCTCAGGTTTATACAGCCGCTGCTCCACCCGAAGCCAACCTGAGACGTCTCCTCTGGGGTGAAATCGGAGCTCGGGTTGTGAAGCATCAAGCAAGCCTGTTCAGTTCGGATAAGGAGAGCATTGGCCCATTAACAGTTCAGCGTGGCCCCCTCACCTTTCTGGTCGGTGTAACCATTCCGAGTACGGGAACGCCTGATGAGCGAAAGTCCAAGTTTTCAGGGAAGCATGCTCCACACCTGCTCTTCATTTTCGACGAGTCAGACGGCATTCCACCTGAGGTGTATGAGGCTGTTGAAGGTTGTATGACGGGTCCGCATACGCGTCTGTTATGTCTCTTCAACCCGAAGATGAAGGTAGGGCCTGTTTACCAGAAAATCCGTGACCAGCAGGCCAAGGTAATTCGACTCAGTGCCCTAACCCACCCGAATGTGGTGACAGGTACCCAGGTAATCCCGAGCGCTGTGGATCGGGCCACGACAATTCGAAGAATCAACGAATGGACGCGTCCACTAGCTACTCTAGAACTAGAAGATTACAACCAAAAGAAGAGCGAGGGTAAGGTCGATCCAGAAGTATTCGACCTGCCTGAGTTAGCTCCGTTCCTGATTGGGGAGACGACCAAGTCGGACGGTGGAAGAGTCTACCCTCCGCTCCCTGCCCTGCCAAGGAAGATTACTGTTCCACAGTTTTCGTACATGGTCCTGGGAGATTATCCTTCACAGTCGGAGATGCAGCTGATTGCTCACTCTTGGGTACTGGATGCAAGGGTTCGGTGGGACAGATATGTGGCTGCGAATGGTGAAATGCCCCCACCCATGGTTCAGCCTATTCTTGGTCTGGACGTTGCTGAGTATGGTTCGGACGATTGTGTAATTGCTGCCCGATACAATTCGTGGGTACCTAAGCTCATCAACTGGAACGGCGTTGATGTCGTAGTTTCGGCCAGACGGGCTACCGAAGTATACCAGACCCTTGGTGCCAAGTTCTGTAATGTAGACGCCAATGGTGTGGGTGCTGGCGTCTGGCCGTTAATGAGGAAAAAAGGTTGCAGGGCCCAGAGGATAATGGTCCAAGAACGAGCCAAATTGAGGACGACCGAAGAGGAAGAACGATCCCTGAGGTATGCGAACGAGCAGAAGACCGAGATCGAACGTCTCAAGGAGCAGAACCAAGCTACCATGGGTAAGTTCGGGTTGAAGAAGGACCAGGGATATTGGCTCCTCAGGGAATGGCTCCGACTGGGAGAAGAGACCCAGGCGATGTTGCCTCCTGATGAGCTCCTGATTGAAGAGTTAACTGCGATGAAGTATTGGCAGGACGGATCAGGGAACATCAAGGTGACACCAAAACCGATGATGCGTTACCTCCTGAGACGTTCGCCAGACCGAGCTGAAGCCCTGATGCTTACTTTCTTCACTGAATCGGATTCTGAAAAGGCGCCCTTGAACCAGTATAACTACATCCGTGGTGAATACGTAGATGAGGATGACGAGAACGATTGGGATTGGGATGGGCAGCTTCCGGCTTGGACACCTGCTGGACTTGCAGCTATGACGTTCAGACAGCGAGAAGCTCTGAAAGCCCAAGAGTTGGGTCTCATTGCTCCCAGCCTGCTAGACGACCTGTATAGGCTCCCGAACGATACCCGTGGAATGATTGATCCGCTTGAGGAGCTCTTGGCCAGATGAACCTTGCTTCACTATCGGGAGATGCTCTTCACCGTCAGATTGAAATCGACCGCGAGGAGTTCTTCAGACATGCAGGGAACCTGGTCGATTATCGGGCGTATGCGAAAGGTGAGCAAGAGGTAACCCTGACCGATGAGCAGAAGGAAATGCTCGAGGGTCTGGTGAACCACCGGTTTTGTGATAACGTCATCCATCAGATCATTTCTGAAGACTCGGATCGTCTGGACCTGAAACGGTTCGATTGCCCGGATGATCGGGTAAGACGTTTCCTAAACGAGCATTTCTGGGTGATGAATACGCTCGATGAGAAGTCTGGGGAGACGCATTACAATGCCCTCAGAGATGGTGATTATTGCGTCATGGTCGATTGGGATAACGATCGTGGGAGGGTCGTAGTTCTGAGAGAGCCTTGGTGGGATGGTACGACCGGTGTTTACATCGCCTATGATTCCCAAGGCCAGGCAATTTATGCAGTGAAGGAATGGCCGACCCTGACTGCAATTCGTCGGACAGTGTGGTTCGATGACCAAATACTGAGGTTTGAGTCAGTTGGTGGGCAGTCCTGGTTGCCTTATCCACTGCCAGAAGATAGTGGTTGGCCACAACCCCGTTTAAGGGACGATGGTCGACCATTGCATATCCCGTTTGTTCACTTTGCAAATGCAAGCAGAAGTTCAACTGGGAATTATGGCTCGTCCGAAGCAAGTGGTGGGATGTTGGCCAGTCAGGACCTGCTGAATGATTCGAGATACGATCTGGCTATTGCAGCCCGCTTTACGGGTTACCAGCAGATGTACATGACTGGTATGAAGCTTGAAACCGATCCGAAGTCCGGTAAGAAGATTCGACCGAAGATGGGACCTGGGTTTGTTCACCATTCGGAAGAGTCATCAGCTCGAATTGGAACATTACCTGCTGGGTCCCTTGCTCAGTTGATAGATCAATACATGACGAATTTGCAAGCGATGGCAAGGATGAGTCGAACCCCATTGCACCTGATTACAGGATCGCAGTGGCCATCGGGATTAGCCTTGATCCGGTCGGAGATGCCCCTCATTGGGAAGGTCTCGAGACAGATCAAGAAGTTCAGTCCCAAGTGGGCAGAGGTTGGACACCGTGCAGTCGAATTGCAGAATGAGTTCGGTCAAGGGTTTGAGGGTAATCGATTAGATGAAGATGCAACCACTGCTCCAGTAACCGTGAAATATGCACCAGCAGAGAAGTACGACCCTGTGACCATGGCAATGGGTGACAAGGCGTTTTGGGAGGCAGCTGCTGCAGCCCAAGCTGTTGGTGTGACCTTACGGTTCTTTCTGAAGAAGCAGGGTTGGTCGGATGAACAGATGGAAGGTCTACCTGACTCTACACTTGATTCAATCGACCCTCAAGGTCGGCTGCAGGCCCATTTGCAGCAAGCAGCTTCATCGGGCAGCTCTACTTCACTGACTGCTCCGATTGAGGTACCACACTAATCGAAAGGTTGAACAATGGCTGATTTGGATCCCAACAACGCCGGCGGCGGCGGGAAAAACACCGGGGATCAAAATCCTGACCCAAACTCCCAACAGGGAGCAGGCGGGGAGGGTAATCCGGAAGAAAAGCCGGAGCTGACTGATGAG